AGAGATTGGAGAAAGAGAGGCTGCACACAAAATGGAATTGTCTGTGAAATATCAGGCTGAGTGCAAGAAGATTCAGAGCCAAATCGGGCAACTGAAGAAGAAGCAAAAGGAATTGCTTCAGAAGTATCAGAACGACAAGATTTTCTTTCACCGCAAGTATCGTGAGGAAAAGCACGAGATTACGGCAAAGATGCACACCTTACGCTTGGAGTATCTGACAGTGAATAACATTGATTGCAAGGAAACGCAACGAGCAGCAAAGGAGGCCGACAATGGAGAGTGAACTGAAACGACGTGACCTGAGCGGCATCTTCATCTTCGACACGCTGCCAGGCGACAAGAAACGGAAGCCGACGTGTGTGGAAGATTGCACGCAGGAGAAAAGGCGCGAGTGGTGTCTGACCAAGACGCAGGACTATTTGCGCGAGGTGATCAAGACGGAAGCCGACACGTTCAAAGACCTTTGCAACTATCTGGTGGAAGAGAAGTGCGTAACCGATGAGCAGCGCACGGAGTTCTTCGCCATGATAGACAGAGCCGTTGAGCGGTCGAAGTATAATTGGGCGGTGCATGAACTGGCCGACCAAGTGGACTTCGTTTGCTCGAAGGTGGTGCTGTTGGCTGATGCTTGCGGTGTAACGAAACATAAAGAAGAAGAGGAGGACTGACGTATGGCAGGAGAAAAATACAAGATGTTCAAGCAGTTCATGCACAATGAACTCGGCATCACAAAAGAGGACATCCGCGAATGGGTGAAAGAATCAGTCCGTGAGGAAGCTGCGAAGATGGTCGCCAAGACCTATGAGGACTTCGATGTGAAGCGTGAAATCCGCGAGGTTATCAACAGCCCTTACAACAGCATTCGCAAAGACCTTGTAAATGCGTGTGCGGCTGAAATCATCAAGGACTTCAAACTGGTGTATAAGCCATCGGCAGAGAATCAGACCATCGAAGAGTTGACAAGAAAAGTTGAAGCCTTGCAAAGAACTGTCGGGCATGTCGCATCGAAAGACATCAAACTTGGTCCAGGCTCTTGTATCTGAGCGGTAGCAAACTCTAACATCTTACATCAATAATATGACCGACTTCGACGAACTTAAACAAGCCAAGGCGCAGTGCCTCGCGGACATCACCGAGGCACTGCCTGACTACGTGAACCGACTGAACAGCATCGACACGCGACTGCTGCAGTATGTGGAGGACGCTATCTCGAACAATGCCAGCCACGCCAACCTCTATGAGCTGCTGGGCATCCGCAAGGAAATGCGACTGATGAGCAGTTACGACATAGACCCCGAACGGGTGAAGCGGTCGCTGCGGGCCATCGAGGGACAGTGGCAAGGCGGGCGACATGTGAAGGGCGGTCTGCGGTTCTCCACTCCGCGAGGCTCGCAGCACGTCCGGCTGATGCCCTTCCAGGCGTGGCTCATCTTTGAGATCTACGCCTTCAAGGTGGACGTGTCGATGGAGCGCACCTACCACGAGGGCGACATGCTGCTGCCTACGGAATGGGTCAGGGATGGCGAGGTGTGGGACACGCGACGGCTGACGCAGGAGGCGCACTGGTTCCTCACGCGAAAGAGCGGCAAGACCGAGCTGGGCGGCGCGGTGGACTTCACCGAGGTGGGATTCCTCGGCGACGTGAACGGGCAGGCTCTCATCTGCACCAACTCCAGCGAACAGAGCCAGATAGCCTACAAAGCCATCCGCGAGTTTGCCATGCAAGTCGATCCCACGTGCTCGAACCGCATGGGCGGCAAGTACTTCCGCATGACGCGCAACGGACTGAACTGGCAACCCGGACACCCGATGAAGGGGGAAATCAAGTGCATGGCGGCGGGCAAGACCTCGAAGGACGGACTCTACGCCAGCGTCGTTCATGCCGACGAGCACGGACAGGCAGGCTACGTCAACGCCCACTCCGACATGCAGGCGGCAGTCGATACGTGTTGGGGCTCAACCGGTCCGCGTCGTGAAAAGCTGCTGCTCCACACCACCACCGCAGGACGCATCAAGGAAGGCCCCTACAAAACGAAGATTGAGCAGGTGGAAGCATCGCTGCTGGGCGAGATGCAGTACCCCCTCGGACAGCGCATCCGCACGTCAGAAGATAAATGGTGTGCATTTTTGTTGGAACTTGACAAATGGGAGATAACCGATGATTTGTCGAAACTCGACAACACGGAGCTATTTAAGAAAGTCAACCGAAGCATCGGCATCACCGTGCAACCGACGTATTATAGAGATAGACTCCATGATGCCGCCACCGGCACCGAGGACACCAAGCAGGAGGTGCTGACGAAGGACTTCAATATGTGGCAGTCAGGCAAGGTGACGAAGTGGATCACGGGGGACCGCATCCGCTTGCTTCAGAAGACCGATGGCAGGCGCATAGACGATTGCCGATTCATCGACGACCAAGGGCGCGAGCGTTGGCACGTGTTCTGTGGCATGGACTTTTCTTCAGGTGATGACCTCTTCGCACTCACCTATATGGCCGTCGATTGGCTACCGAGCGAAACGATGCAGGGGCGTTTCTTTGTTGACACCGACTGCTGGGTGCTCGAAAAGACGATGAACGACAGCCCGAACCGTCCGCTATACGAGGCATGGGTGGCGCAAGGGTGGTTGCACGTCTGCCCTGGTGAGGTGTTCGACTCGACCTACGCCATCAACCGCATCGCGGAACTGGTGGAGAAGGGCATCAACATCTATTTCTTCGGCTATGACCCTGCGCAGAGCATTACGCCCATCAACAACCTGAAGGCGTGGTTGCAGACGCTCTTCCAGAAGCGCGGCACGATGTCATCGAAGGACATTGCCGACATGATTCAGCGAATGGTCATCCCCGTCCCGCAGACCGCCATGACGCAGAACCCCCGCATCGGCGAAATGGAAGAAAAGATGCTGGGCAAAGACGAGTGGATGCACTTCTCAGACAATCCCCTGTGGCCGTGGTGCTTCGGAAATGCGGCCATCGAGAGCAAGGGCGACCCACCCATCAGGCGCGTGGTGAAGGGCACGGGACACCTGGGCAAGATAGACCCGATACACGGACTGCTGGATGCGCTGTATTGCTTCGATTGGAGTGAGGGGAAAATTGAGCAGTAACGAATAAGTAATTATGTAAAAAGTGGCTGTTTTGTAATCTCTGACTTTACAATTTGGGGCTATCTTATGCAAAAAGGCAAGAAAAAGCATAAAAAGATATGCTAAAACGCAAAATAAACGCACAAAAACTTGTGCATTTAGAATAATTGTCGTATCTTTGCATCAGAAAAAGAAACAAATAACAAATTAAACCCCAAGACCCGGAAGGGCAGAGAGATTATGAATACAACAGTTGCAAAGAGAATCAGCTTCCAGAATGAGTACAAGGCAAAGCACAGTGACAATCCAATCATGCTTTTCCGCGACATGGACTTCTACTTTACATACAATGAGGACGCTGAGACCATCGGACAGGTGCTCGGAGCAAGCGGAAAGGTGGCACACGCCGAAGATTTCACTTACGCTGCCTTCTCAGCAAGAAAGCTCGACGAGTACCTCCCCGCAATCATCCGCAAAGGCTACCACGTAGCAATCTGCGACGGAGCAATCTGCTAAACGGCAACGGGAGCGGGCGACCGCTCCCACCCTTCAATAATAAGTCAAACCCCTAAAAGTATAAGGAACTATGAAGTACGAGACAAGACCATTCATCATGCTGAACGACCTCGAAGAGATGTACGATTACAGCGACGAGAACATGACAATGCTTGAGCGCGGTCACAGAATCCCCGTTCCCCTCTACATTGACACTATCCGGCTGGGCTACCCAGTTATCGACTTTAGCGAGGGCGACCACAAGGATTTCCCCGTGTTGAATAATGACCCTGTGAGAACATTGACGGGACTGCTACTGGAGATTAACCGCATCATCAATGTGGAGTGCGACAACGGCCACAATTATGCGCCACACGACAAGTCGGACTATTGCATCGAGGTTATCAAGATTGAGGACAACATCGCAAACGTATTTATCGGTTCATGACTATGAGTAAGGAACAAGCAGCACAGCGCATGGGGCAGCGTATCACCGCCCTGCGCAAGTTGGAGGGCATCAGTCAGCAGGAACTGGCCGACCGTGCCGGACTGACCCGTCAGCACATCGGGCGCATTGAGAAGGGCGAGCTGGTGAGCGTGGCCTACGTCACCATCCAGCAGATAGCCGAAGCCCTCGGTATGACGATTGACATTATCGACCCAGGCTTGCAAGACCTGGCACCGCTGAAACGACTGACATAAGACATCACAGAATTATTAACCCAACGAAGGGAGCAACTGAGCAAATCGGTTGCTCCCTTTGTTTACATAAAACAAAAAGCTATGAAGTGGTATCGTATAACGGCACGATCAAAGATTCCGTGTGAAATGACAGATGAAGATGCTTTTATTGTTGAGTTCAAGGCTCTGTTAAAGAAGCATGGCGTTGAGAGTGTGCATATCAATATTTTTAAGAATTAGAAAGAAATAGCAAGAATTATGGAAAAATCATCAAACATGAAAGATGATGAGCGCAAGCCATCACCGAAAGAAGAAAAGCAAGTAGAATTCGAGTTCATCACTGAAGAACGCTTGCACGAAATACTGAACATCCTATTGCCGTATGGTTACAGTCACTACGACAAAGTGAAGTACACTGGTGTATCGCCATTTATTGGAAGTACGCGAAACATCATTACCATCGTAGCCAACGACCCCGAAGGATGGGGCAGTTTGTTCGCTATCTGTATGGATCACTTCACGGAAGACGAGGACGAGGAAAACAGCCTCGGATTCTACAAGGGCATCATGAAGGTTATTGCACCAGAACTTCACAGCAACGATGATAAGTTTGCTGGCTTCATCAACGTTATCGACTTCAACTGGGCAGTAGACATGGTGAAAGACAACCGATTCCCCGTGAAAGTTACTTACGAACCAATCTAACCTATTGAAATTATGGCAAAAGAATTGAAAGAAAAGATGCGGATGAACATCGAACTGGCCGACAATGGCATCATCATCCGCAACCCAGATGATGATGACGACGTGATACTGGCCGTTGAAGGTGTCTCCAGATGCGATGAAGTCAATCATTTGGAAGAACACCGTTTAATCGGACTGAAGATTTATTCATGGCTGATGGACGTGTTGCTCGTTGAGCATGACACCGAGTTAATTATCACCAACTTCGACATCGAGATTACGGCGACTTGTAAAGGGAGGGCGAGAAAATGAGAAAGACAAAAGATACGATCAAGGCCAAGCTACATGAGCAATGGAAGCAGGCGTGCAACGGCTACCTCACGGAGCTGTTGCGCATGTGGGAACTGGATGCCCACTACGGCTATTGGAATAGTGACCAGCCGGGCACCATCTATCACTACGCCGAGACGCACAACCTGACGATGGAGGAAATCATCTACATCGTGGATAACGACATTGAGGAGGACAATGTGCTGGCGTGGGAGGACTACCTGCTGGATGCGCATGAGTTCGGATTTAGTATACCAAATCTGCGGTCGTGGCATTGTGGGTGTCCGCGAGTAGAGCCTGCGGTTTTCGAGCGGCTGCGTGCAATGAGGGCTGACGTTGACAACGCGATACGTGAGGAAAAGGAGAAAATGAACCATGACTGCGGAGAACCGCAGGTCACGGGTGTTTAAACTTTGAATATATAAATATGACGAGTAAAGAATTTGTGAAGAGGGTGGCGGTCGCGCTGGGGGTGGGCTTGGTGCTCACGGCTTGCACGACGACGCGGGAGGTAGTGGTGCCAGAGGTTCATGATGTGCATCACCATGACCATGACTCAGTATATATGCACGACAGCACGTACCATGAGCGAGAGACCATTGTCATGCAGCTGGACTCGGAGGCGATGGCGCAGTACGGCATACAGCTACAAGCAGCAGAGCGGGCTTGGCTGGTGAGGACGCGGGAGCTGGAGCGGCAGGTGCAGCGGCTGATGGAGATGAAGGCCAGCATCGACTCGGTGCGCGACAGCATACCAGTGCCTTACCCTGTGGAAGTGCAGGTGCCGGCAGAACTGACGTGGTGGCAGATGACGCGGATGCACTGCGGCGAGGTGCTGCTGGGGCTGCTGGGCATTGGGGCTATTGTGGGACTATTAAGGTTTAGATTATAAGGATATGGAAAAGATTAAGATCATCAGTTACAACATCGACGGCCTGCCGCCACAGTTAGACCTACGGGAACTGCCGTGTCCGCTGCGGCCGTTGGCGTGGATTTACAAAATGGTGAAGGGCACGACGCTCATCACCGTCAACGACAACGACGACGTGGAGTGGAGCAATAGGCAGATTGGCAAGATGCTGGCCGATTCGTGTGCCGACATCGTGGCCGTGCAGGAAGATTTCGACTACCACGAAGAACTGCTTGAGTCGATGGCCTCGGAGTACGATTGCGGCAAGCACCTGGGCGGGTTTGACTTGAGTAGGCTGTGGAAGGCTACAGAATGGAAGTCGAAGTTTCCGCTCCCGCGATTCAAGGCCGACGGCTTGTGCTTGTTTGCGCGGAAGGATAGGGTAGCCATCATGGGCGAGACCATCGTCGGATGGAAAGACTCATACGGCTATGTGTCTCATGCCAATGACCTGATGACGCACAAGGGCTTTCGCTTGTACGAGCTTGCGGTGGGCACGGCCATGATTGATGTCTACGTTATCCACATGGATGCGGACTTCTATAACGCCGAGACTTGCCCGGACGTGTCGGGCGACTTGGCGGCTCGCCATTCTCAGTTCGGGCAGCTGTCCGACTATATATTGGAGCGGTACGCCGCAGGATCATGTCGAAACGTCATCATTGTCGGTGACACCAACAGCTATCCGCAATACGATTGGGACGACGGTGCTCGCAGCTTCATCGACCGCGTGGGCAAGGTGCTGACGGTTTCCGAGGCGGTGCCAACGGGCAGCGGCGACGTAGACAGGCTGTTCTTCGTCAACAATCCGCGAGCAGGCTTCAGGTTCCAGCTTGCCGCGTGCAGATATGACAGGTCGGTGCGGCTGTCCGACCATTACCCGCTCATCGTAGAGCTTTCTTTTAGTGCCAATAAGTAGCCCGCGAGGGCGAATGTCTAACCCGTGAGGGCGACAATTACCGGCTCGGTGGCACATACCTCCTTCTAAAACGTATACATATTGCTTGGCCACCGAGCCTTTTTTCATGCGGAGAACCGCATGACACGGGGTTGCGGTAAACCGAAGGGAGGGGTTTGCGCGGATAGTATATAGTAATATATGCAAAGATGGAAATAACGTTGAATGCTTTAATCTCACTTATTGGAATAATCGTTGGAGGTAGTTCGATCGGTGGGTTCATGTTCTGGAAACAGACGAAGAAAAAGGCCGTCGCCGAGGCGAAACTGGCAGAGGCGGAAGCCAAGCTGAGGGAAGCCGAGGCACGCAAGGCTGAGATAGAGGCCGACAAAGAGCGGCAGGACTACTATCAGCAGCTGGCGAAGGACTTGGCCGAAGACCGCGAAGACCGCAAGCGGCAGAATGACGAACTGCGTGCAGAGCGCGACCACTACAAGGAGAGTCGCGACAACTACCGCAACCTTGCCGAGAAGTTTGAGAGCGAAATGCGCCAGATGCGCCAATTATACGAGAAGGAACGCGAGGCGACCAATGAGCGCATGGATCATCAAGACCGAAAAATTGCCCGAATGGATAATCAAATCGCTACGATGCGCCCTTTTATGTGCGGCGACCTCAAGTGCAAAAAGCGGCAGCGCGTCGTCATATCGGGTGGCGAGGCGGTTGATGTGCCGGCAGGAGAACCGCAGGAAACGGACGAGGGCGGCGGCTGTGGCGTGAAGGAAGTGGGGAAAATTGAACCAATTAATAATACCGACTTATGATTGTAGTGAAGAATAAGATTTTGCCGTTCGCGGGCTTCAAGGCCCTTACGGTGTTCCCGTTTGTTTTTGTGCGAGGCAAAGCCTCGTTGAGTGCCATCGACGAGAACCATGAGCGCATACACGGTGCGCAGCAGGCTGAGGTTTTGCCGTTGGCAGTGGTGGTGACGATGGTGCTGCTGTTGGTGGGGTGCGGATGGTGGTCGCTGTTGGCTATGCCGCTCTATCTGTGGTGGTATGTGGGCGAGTTCGTTGTTCGCTTTTTCTGCAAGGGCAATGCCTACAGAAACATCAGCTTCGAGCGTGAGGCTTACGGTAATCAGAGCAATGCGCATTACCTCGCCGACCGCGATTGGTTTGCTTGGGTTGAATATATAAAGGAGAAATAATCATGGCCGACATTACGCTGGAGCAATTACGGAGAGCCATGCCTCAGGCTACGCTGGTCAACTGTCAACGGTTCTTGGGACCGCTGAACTTTACGATGGACGTTTACGGCATTGATACGCCGTTGCGCCAGGCACATTTCCTGGCGCAAATCGCGTGGGAAAGCGGAAGCCTTCGGTATGTCAAGGAGATCGCAAGCGGCAAGCAGTACGAGGGGCGAAAAGACTTGGGAAACACCGAGCCAGGCGACGGCGTTCGCTTCAAGGGTCGTGGGTTGATACAGGTGACAGGGCGAACGAACTATCGCAAATATGGTTGGGCTATCGGCATCGACATGGAAAAGCCCAATAACTGGGAGCTGTTGGAACAGCCGAAATATGCCGCCGACTCAGCGGGATGGTTTTGGAAGTCTCGCCATCTGAATTACTATGCCGACCGCGACCAGCATACCACCATTACGCGTATCATCAACGGCTCCACGGCCACGGCGACGAAACGACTCCCGTACTTGCGCAACGCAAAGATTGCGCTTGGACTTGTCAAATGATCATAGTTTTTTCATAATAACATTTATAATAGTTTGTTTTAGGTTTTTGGGCTCGCAGCGGCGAGCCTTTTTTGGTAAACCGAAGTGGGGGTTTTCTGTAAAAAGAAAATGGCATTATGGCAAATCTTGAAGAACTATTCGATGTCACCTATACTGGCCCAGAAATACAGGCTATCCTTGACGCGGCTCATGACCTGCTGCTGGATGTGTATGCTACCAAATCGTGGATAAACAACCAGGGCTATGCTACGCAGGCTTGGGTCAATGGGAAGGGGTATTTGACGAGCGATGACTTGCAGGGATATGCTACGCAGCAGTGGGTCAACGGTAAAGGCTACGCTTCGGAATCATACGTCCAGCAGAATTATCTTCCGCTGACAGGTGGCATCATCACCGGTACGGGCGACGCTTTGAAACTGAGCGTAGGAAACTTGGTGTTGGAAGACGGAAACATCGACTTGCATAGTGGGTATGTATATGCTGAGACTGGCTTTAAGATGCTTAACGGTACCAACGACCACCTGTTGACCGCCAATGGAGGCATGGTGGCGAAGAGCGATGTCGGAGCCACTACACTCGGCGGGCTGACCGACGTGGTGATTACAACGCCATCCGACGGACAGGTGCTGAAATACGACGGCACAATCGGCAAATGGGTAAACGGAGCGGGCGGAGCGACATCGTTGGCAACGCTGTCATGGAGCGGATATTCTTCCGGCAGTTACGACGGCACGGAAGCGAAGAGTATATCAATACCCAACAATACGAACCAGCTGACGAATGGGGCAGGATTCATTACCAGTGTGGCGTTCGCTGACCTGACGAGCCATCCGACAACATTAAGCGGATATGGAATTACTGACGCTGCATCTTCATCAGCATTGTCTAACTACCT